TAAATCGGATTATATCATATTAATTTTTAAGGTTTAGGATTATCTGATTTAACTTTTGCGATATGGTCTTTCCAAGTAGTAGTGCCATTCACACTATCCCAATACTGCATATCTAATTGGTCTGCAATAGAAGCATAAGCATTTTGTCTATTTTCAATTACTGTTAGTTCTGCAATCTTTGCATTTACTTCTTCTTCAGTTGGCATTGTTGCAGTTTCATCATTTAATTTAATATTAGAATATACTTCTCCATCTTCTGAATTTTTCCAACCATACCATTGGTGCTTATCTGTATTAAAATACGCTAGTGCTTTTTGTAACATTATGTGTCTGCCAATCTCTTAAAATTAAAAGTTGTATTAGTGCCACTTAGTACTTGGTTACTAGTATCTAAATTAGCAGAGGTAAATTTAACTTTTACTTGTGTTGTATCTGTTACATCAACAAATGTAGTTCCTGTATGTGTTACAGCTGTACCTCCTGCATTTGCCCTTTCGCCACCAAAAATTAGCAATGCTCCGGAATACGAACTATTATCAGTTGTAACTTGAATTTGTATCTGTGGTGAAGCCTGACTTCTAGTTTCAAATCCTATTACTGCTTGAATTTCATAAATACCTGTGCTTGGAAAAGTAAATATACCTGAACTTTCTGACATACCTGTACCAATTTTAGCAAATCCGGGTGCAGTGCTTCTTTGCCAATTTGAAGTTAAATCTCCATTTGAAGTAACATTTGCAGTTATTTGAAAACTATCTACTTCTGTAATACCTCCTGCTGAAACATTAAGTTGCCCACTTGAAGCAGTAAGATTAGTTCCTGCAATACCACTTACAAAGTCTGCAATACTTTCTTTTTTAGTGGCATTACTTGCATCTGCATCTATGATAGCAATACTATCATTAGCTACATTTACAGTAGCATCTCCTACATCATTTAAGTCAACATCTAATACACCTGAATTATCGCTTAAACCTGCACCATCTATTGCTTCTGCTAGTAAAGATACATCACCTTTTTTAAGTGTTCCTGCATCTGATATTAAAAGTTCATCTGTTAATGCAAGTCCTGATGCTAAATCTGTTTGACCTGATATAACATTGTCATTAAGATGTTCACTCTCTACAGCATCATCTGCAATCTTTGCTTCTGTTATTGCATCTGCTGCAATTTCTGCAGTATCTACATTAACTGTAAATGTTAAATCATAAGGGTCGGCATCTGTACCATTGTCTGTATCTGTCCAATTTATGTCAATACCGCCACCTTCTACAAACTTAATTTCTCTAGCTGTATAAACTCCTGATGAAACAGCAGGGTTAATTGTTACCTCATTACCATCACCATCTTCTAATACAAAACCTTGTTGAATAGCATCGTGTGCTTCTTGTATGTGTTGTTTAACTACAGCTAATCTTACTTTAGTTCCTGCATCGTGTGTTGGTGCAGTAGAAGCATCTTCTGCTGTACCATGCTTACCATCCATATCTCTTACTACTGTTGCAGATGCGTGGTTAGTTCCTGATGACCATAAAATTACTTCTCTGTTGCTGTCATTATCAGGGTCAATTACAAAATATGCAGGACTATTTACACCGGGGTCTGCTGATAAATTCATTGATGTACCACCTGCTGCTAATTGTGCAGCTAATGTGGTTTCAAAAGCGTTTACTATGTTGGTTTCTCTAGCTACCATATTTCTCCATTATATACTATTTTTTTATCCAAATCTCATTACTGCAAAACCTTTTACACCTAAAATATCACCTGAAGTAATTTGGCTAAAGGTTTGCTGTCTTGTTCCTCTGACAGTTAGTATAGCATACTGCGTTACGCTGCCAATGTTTGGATTACTAATTATCGGATATGTTATATTTTCTACAACACCTCTGATTATTTCTGCAGGGTCATACAATTCAAGTGTTACTGCAGCACCCTCTTTAGCTTTTAAAGATTGATATATAGTTTCGCCTAGATTTTTTACTAACACAGGTTTTCTATATGGTCTTTCTACTCTGTCTGATATATTTACAGGTATTTGTACTACAACTAATTCAGGTCTTGCTAATGCACGAACTTGAAATGCTTTAAATTTAGGACTTGTCGTTTGATTAGCAGATTTTAAAATTGCTTTTACAGCTACATACCTAGCTACTCTTGACAACTGTACTGATTGCTCCCCTACTCCTGATGTTGCATTTACTTCCAAATCCCATGTGCTGTCATTGCTATCATTTATAGCTTCATATTTGTTAGACAAATGTAATTCTACACTTTCACCACTAGCAAGTTCTTCTACTTCTACACTTGCTTCTACAAATTGTTTATTTTCTGCAGTAAAAAAATCTGCAGGTGATGATATTAAAAAACCTTCTGTTTCAAAGTTAGATGTTTGTTGATATACACCATCAGCACTAACTGTAAATAAAAACTTTTCATCTACTATTTCTATATTATGCACAGTTCCACCTGCACTTGCTTTGTAATATCTAGCAATACCTGCAGTAGGTAAGTAATATCTCCATAAAAAACTTGTGCTTCCTGTTTCTTTGATGCCTGTATAAACACTATCTCTAGTTGTTAACAAAGCATTTGGTGAGTTATCTATGCCATCAACATCCCATTGTTTTATTAATCTATTATTTGCTAATACATACAAGTCATCAGCCACCACTAAATCTGCACGATACAATCTACCAATTACTTTGCTACCTGTTATTTGCACATCTTTTGTGCCATAAAATATAATTCCTTGTGATTGAACAACACATGTTGGTTGTTCTCCTGCAATTTCTGTTTCTCCTTTTAATGTAAAAGTGCCTGATATATCTTTTATAGAATATATCTTTCCATCTGTTGCTGTTGCTAATAATACTGCACCTGCATCTGTTACATCTGTAAAAGTCTGTCCTGTAGGAAGTGTTACGATTGCAGAGCTTACTGTAGAAGCACCATCATATTGGTGAATAGCGTTACCTATTGTTACTAAAAATTTATTTTTTACTGCAAATATTTTGTCATATACTGCAGCAGATAAAAGTTGTGAAGATGTACCGCCATCAGGTAGTTTTTCTATTTCACCTGCAGAACCATTATTAGCTGTTATGTATAAATCTGTACCATGAACTGCTAATCCTTTAATGTGATACCCTGCTGTAAGATTAAGAGATTGAGGTGACCAATTATTACCACCATCAGTAGATACATACAAAGTAGCATCATCTGAAACATACAACTTTGTACCTACCACCGCCATGTGGTTGTCATTATCTGTGGAAGCTAATGCTTGTTCTTTTTCTGTAGTGTGTAAAAGTTGCACATTGTAACCTTTACCTAAATCACTATTGAACACATCTACGCCTTGACTATCCCAAAACCTTGTTGTGTCTTGTGGTGTGCCATTAGCTCTGTGTGCATTATCTAAATTAGAACCACCACTAAAATCATTTCTTGAATATATACGACCTAAGTTTGATGTAAAATCCTCAGGATTTTGTCTTACATTTACACCTTGTTCATTTACATCAGATGATTGTATAGTCATCTCTCTGTTAGGTGCAACAGCGCTTCTATATAACTGATTGTCTATACGAAAATCATATCCTCTTCTTTTAGGATTGCTTTCTTCTGCTTGTGTTGTAAGTCTTGGCATTATGCCTGTATTCCAAATACCTTACCATCTACAGAAACAGCTTCAGGATATTTTGCTCTTAAATATTTTCTTGCTTGATTTATTAATAATTGTTGATATTGCAACAAAGAATTTCTTACACTATTAGCACTTCCCACAGGAAATGTTTGTACAGCTAATTGGTCAGAAATGTAATCTGTAGTTGCTGCAGGTATGTCTTTTCCTGATATTAACTGTGCAGCTACACCTGCCATAATAATTGGTTCGTACTCTTGTTCTAAACCTACAGTGGCTAAAGTTGTATCTTCAGCAGTAGGTTCTATAAATTTTTTCTTAAATGTAACATGTGCAGTGTGCCCTTGTGCAATACCACTAAATTGTATTGCGTGAACAACACTTGGTCCTGAAGAGTAAGTTATTGTTCGTGATGTTCCATCACTATCTGTATAGGTAAAAGGATTAGGTAGTTCTACTAAACTACAAACTACAGGTGAAAAATTAACACCTGTTGTATCTGAACCTACAGAAAAATCTGTGTATTGAGATATTGCATTTAATATTGATACTAAATAATTATTAGTTCCAGGACTATCAAATGTACCTAGAAGTGTGTAGCCTGTGCTAACTGTAACACTTTGTGTTTCCACAGCAAATAAAGTAGGAAACAAATTATTTATTTGGTCTACAATAGCATCAAAGACTACTTGTCTTGGAAATGGAGGTGCAATTTTAATAAGACTTCCATCTGCATGTGTAACCGCATCTGTTCCTCTTACACCTCTAACTACAGTAACTTGATTGTTTACTGTATCAAGAGATATGCAACGCATTAGTTCACTTTCACATTCAATAATGGTTCCTGCATCCATTGCATCCTCTTCTTCTTGTGTTAACAAGTCACCATTGAATGGTATAGTTGTTGCCGAATTACTTAATTCACCATCATTATTTAATGTTGTATAGGAAGTTAGGTCATCCATAGGTTCAAGATATTCTCTGTAAACTCTATCTACTAATCCTTTTATATCTGTACTCATTATGCAGCACCTTTTTCAACTAATTCTGCAGCAAATATTGCTTGTCCGAATGCACCTAATCCAAACCAACCATCATTTGCATTGTTATTAGGGTCAACAATAGGAAATGAAGGCTCTAAAGGTTGGTCAGGTATATTCTCTATATTAAGATTTCTACCTTCTTTTAGTATTAAGAGCATACCCATTTGTATCTCCTAACTATGTCTAAAATGTAATATTATTTTTCTATCTGCTGCTTCACTACCATTTGATGTTAAACGAATGTAACCATTACTTGCAAAAGCCCAACCACTAGGGTCAACTCTTACAACATCTCCTGCTGAAATTGAATAACTAACTGCAGAACCATCTGTTTCTAAAACATCTACCCATGTGCTGTTGTCTAATGCAAAATCAAATGTTAAAGAAGTGCCTGTCATGGCTGCAGGAAATTGTATACCACAAAGTAACATACCTTCTGTTTTTACTCCTAATGAATTACTGTTGTCTGCAGATACATCTATTAAAGCTGTTTTTGAACTAATCATATCTTCCTTACTATAGCAGAAGAAAAGGGTGGAGGTGGAAATCCACCCTAATCTTCAATTTTAATTTAAGCTACTGCTTGAATTTTACAATGGTATGAAGGAGGACCAAATTCAAATCCCATCTCCATATAAATTGCTTTACCAATTCTAGCGTTAGCATCTTGGTCTAAGTCACGAACAAACACTGTACCAAATCCAGGGATGTTGGTAAATACAGGTTGTATGTGAGCTAGGTCTAAGATGAAAGCAGTTCCTGTTGGCATGATATTAGGGTCAATAACCATCATTCCGATTGAACCGAATGGGGTTACGACTGTATCAATATCCAAACCTGCAACATTTCTATCTCTAGGAATAATTGCACCTGCTATATCAACTGTACCTTTAACAAGTTCGTTGTTAAGGTCTAGTAATTGCTGTGGTGTAACACAAAGTACAGGTTGGTTCATTGGTGCATGATTATCATACATCCTCTTTAACGCACCTGAAATAGTTTTAAAACTGATTACTTGTGCAGAACCTGTTCCATCACCATCTGTGTCGTTGTAGAAGCAGTTACCACCTAGTGGGTTTACTGCTGCAGAGTTGTTAGCGTTCTTGTTTAATGTAATCCATACATCAAGACCATACATTTCTCTAGTTCCTGACCCTGGAGTGGTATTAGCACCATCAGAGAAAGAACCATTGAATGCAAACCACTCAACTTCTCTTGCTACTTTTTCCATTGCTTTTTCAAGCTGAAGGGCAAATTCATCATTTACAGGATTACCACCAAAAAATCCTAGTTTATCTGCTGCTGTTGTTGTTCCATCACCATTTGATGAGTTAACAATGTTTGCTGATAAATCAAAAGGGTTTTGATTACCTGTTGATGCTAAAGCGGTATAAGTCATTTGTACACCCTTATGGAAGATTTGAGTTACATAAGTATATGCTGCTCTATCTCTACCAAGATATTCTGTAGGGCTAGAACCTTCTTGTCCTTTTGTTGGCTCTGAAGAAATGGTTGCATTATCTTCTACTTGGACTTGCCAATATGTAGAATTTAATACTTTACCACCATTCAAACCACCAACTGCTGACAATAAAGGTGTTCTTTGACCACCAACTTTAAACAATTCACCACTAAAGTTATTAATATTTTGTGCATAAATCGTGTTATTAGTTAACGATATTTCTGCCATTTTTATCTTCTCCTATAAGTTAATTGTTTTAATTGTCTTTTGAAGAAGTTTAGAAATCTACTTAGAGTTTTTCTTTGCTTCCTCTATAACAGATAACTTAGCAGCAATTGAGTTCCTGATATTTCCTGATTTTTCAATCTCACGAACTTGCGATATAACATCAGTATCGTATAAATCTACGACTGAATTTTTTTGAATATTGTCTAAGCGTTCTTGACTTTTCTCTGCTTTTTGTACAGTATCTTGTAATCCGCCTTCTTGCCCAAAATCAACACCAAATTCTTCAGTAGCATATTGCCTGATATTGTCTACAGTAAGTTCACCTTCAAACATCATCTCAACTGCTTTTCCGACACCTTTAGAAGTATCAAGTCCTGCTTGGTTAAAAACAGTGCTTCTTTCTTTAGCTTCAAATTCTGCGATTTTTCCTTCGTAGAGTTCGAGTTTTTCTCGCATCTCTTTCCAATTTTTTTCGTTCTTATCGGCTGTGTCAGAATTGTTTTGTTCTTCTGTCATTATTTAATTGTCCTTTACTTCACACGATATTTTTACAAGTGGTGTATGAGTAACCACTGCATTTTTACACTACTGTTTTTATTTGACAGGTCTTGTCAGTAGGCATCAAGACCGATTACAAAATCTAGGTCTAGTTTTTATTTCGGACCTTAGTACAAAATAGCTAAAACTATTATATCATAAATTTTTAATGTGCAAGTTGTTTAAACAAGGAGTTTATCCTTCGGTTAAACCTACTACTTCTCCTGTTTGTGTCTGTGCTGCACCTGTTTGAGGTGAAGATGCAGAGGCTCTAATCGCTTGTCCTCTACGAATGTTTGCTAATGCTTCAGGGTCTAAACCTGCTATACCTCTTGCTATTGCTGTTGTAGTCATATTTGATAATCCAGGTGCTATGCTTACTGCTTGACCAAATACTTCTCTTGCCTGTGTCTGTGTTATACCTGCTTGTGCAAAAGACATTGCACTTTCTTTTGTAACTGATGCACCTGCATTCTCTGCTTCTGCAATAATTGAACTAACAAGTATTTGATTTTGTAATACACTATTAGCTATATCAGGAGATACAAACATTGCAAACAATGCTTCATCTGATAAATCTAAACCATACTCTCTAAAATAAACTTCTTTTACCTGCGGTATATTATTTATAACTTGTGAATATCCAAATTGTAATCTGTCAGAAAACTCTTTAGCACTTACATCTCCTCCTATAGCAGATACTATGTCGTTTTGGAATATTTCAGGATTAAGATTGTAATCTCTTAAAGTATCTTTCATAACATCAACTGTTTCATAATATTGACTTTCTGTCATTCTTATAGAGCCATCTTCTCTTGCAATTCCAGGAAAAGTTTTTGCATATTCATCTGATGCTCTCATACTTGCTAACGCAACATTCATCTTTCCTGTTTCTACATAGCCTCCCTCGCCATCAAGCAATATGCTCAATAAACCATCTGTCATCCATGGGTATAGTGCTTTTAATTCTTGTGATGTAGGCACTTCCTCTACTTCTTCTTCATCAAAAATTTTTGTTGCTGTAGGTGCGTTGTATAATCCTAAATTTTCGGATTGTCTTAAAAATTCATTTATTAAATTTTCAGCACCTAACTCTGCTCTTCTAAGTTCTGCCATAGCGTTTTGTGTATCTAACGAATAGGATTGATTAGAATGTAATTCTTGTGATATTGCTCTACCTGCAGGATTATTAGAAAAATAAGTTATTAAATCTTCATCAGTTGTAACCTCATCATAACTATTTGTATCAGGATTAAATAAAAATACTTTTGTTACTTTACCTTCTGCATCTACTTCGGTTATTCCTTTTGATATAGAATACTGTGATAATATTTCAGATGATATAGCCATTATCTAAATACTCCTGACACTGCTTGTGGTATAAGACTTAACATATCACTTTTAATAGCATTTTTAATTCCAGGTGAGTTTTTGAAATTTTTTCTTACCAACCTATCAAACTCTTGGTAGTTACCTTTTGCTTCGACAATTAAATCATTTACTGTAGCTTGTTGGTTTTTAGTTAAATCTACAGTTTGATTTCCTGTTGTACCATTTATAGTTTTTGATGCCCTTCTAGCAAAATGTGTATTCCATGTGTCGTATTGCGCACCTTCAAATGCAGGGTACATAACATCATGTAATTTTTGTAATTCATCTAATACTGTTTGTCCTTGATTATTTCTTATCATTCCTGCGTAACGAAGAAGAGTTCCATTTTGTTCATAGGTTGCTAAAACATCAGGTCCTACATATTCTTTGATATAAGCTCTAGCAGATGCTTCACCAACTGTAGTTTCAAATTGTTTTGCAAATGGCTGTAATTCTTCAGGCAATACTTGTATTCCTCCTGCAATATTCATGTAAGTTTCATCACCTATGTAATTAAGATATGTATCTACTTGTTCAGGTGTGTATTGATTTGACACAACACCATACGCCAACACTTCAGATAGCCTAGATATATCTCCTTTAAATCCCATCTCAAACATTTTTGTTCTAATGTCTTGTATGTTTGTCGATACTTTGTTTTCTATTCCATTTGGGTCGCTGTAAAATTCAGCCATAAAGTTTCTTTGTTCAGGTGTAGAACTGTTAAACCAATTTGTTTTAGACAAATCATCTATTGACACAGGTTGCCCTGTAAGTATTGCAGATAAAAATACTGTTTGTACATCTCTATCTAACAACCATTTCATACCATCTTCCATTGCTCTATCGTTTAATTTCTTTTCCTCTATGTCCATAATTGAACGATAATCTTGTGCATCTGCACCATCAGTAATTGTAAGAATGTCTGATACAAGTAAATCTTCGTGTCCTCTAAATATATATCCATATCTATCAATAAATTCTTGTTCATCTTTTAAAGTTTCAACAGTTGTTCCTGCTTTTATAAAATTTTCACTATCAACTAAAGCAAGTATAGGAAAATCACCTAAATCTTCTTCTGTGTCAAAAAATACAGCGTATATTTTGTCATCTATTCTGATGAACTCTTTTGGTTGAAATTGAAATTGGTCTGTAAGCATTATCTTCCTAACAAGTATAGCGTATCATCATCTTCTAAGTCAGCTTTTACTGCCTCAAATAATGTATCATAAACAGGTTTAGATATTTTGTAAGCTATAGAGTATTTGTCTGATACCTCACCAAAATTTTCCCAAAAACTCTCATCTGTTGTTTGTTGTTGATAAACTGCATTACCTACATCAGATAGCAACAAAGCTGTTTCATACAAAGCATAAGCTATACCGACAGGTCCTGCAAGTGCAGATAAACCTATTCTAGGAAATGCTCGTTTTAATACCTGTTGTATTACTTGGTCACCTATATCTAGTTTTTCTACAACATTTAATACTTTTCTAAATACACCAGGGTTGTTTCTTATTACAGTTTTTGCTTTGTTTAAGTTTTCTACACCATCTGTTGCTGCTATAGCTTCATCTAATTCATCAACAAAAGCTGCGCCAGGTCCTAATGGGCGACCACCAACAGGTTTTATACGAAAACTAGCTGCGCCTCTAGCACCTTCTCCTTCAAACAAACTTCCTGTATTTTCAAACAAATAATCGTAAGCTGTCTTTGCATCAGCAGCATCATAAGTAACTATTTCTATTTCTTTAGGATTATTTAATTTTAAAATATTTATTGTATTTGCTTCTACTAATCCTTCAGGTGTCTGTATAAATAATTCTTCAGGTGCATTTTGCAGTATTCTTCCTAAAGCTGCAGTTGGTTGAGCGTGTAACATACCATCAATTTGTAAAGTTGCTACTTGTTTAGGATTAGGAACATTTTCTACTTTAAATTTAGGTGCATCTACTACATTTGTAGGTGTGTCTATTCCTGCAATACTAGGTGCTTCCATATATCGTAATTCATCAAGTTGTTCATTTGTGTACATTGGACCTGTTGAATTTGCTGCTGCTTGTTTTGCTTCTGCGTAATTTTTATGTACACCATCTTCTCCTATTGTCGTTGCTTTACCTGCTAAATCTCTTGGTTGTCTAATTAATTCAGCAGTTACTAATCTAAAACTTCCATCTATTGTGGCTTGTTGTGCAGAAAATATTTTTCCTGTATTTAGAAAACCATATTTTGCATAAAATTTTGTTAAACCTGTATCTCCACCTCTAGTATCTAATAATATAGGTATATCATTTTTGTCTGCAAAAGCAATAAGTTCTTTCATAACATTATCTCCTACACCTTGACCTCTTGCATCTTCAAATACATCTATACTATTTAAATATATATAGTCTTTACCTGCAAAGTAATCTGCTTTTTTGTATATGTTTTCTTTTCCTTTGATTTCATTAAACTCTAATTTTAAAGTTTCTAAATCAGGATATTTATTTTTTAATTCTGTTTCTAAATTTTTAATTGTTTGACTATCTACTACATTTGCTACTACATCTGTAGGTGTGTCTACTGTAGGTGTGTCAAAACCCTCTATGTCCCCTGTGTCATCAATTAAATTATTATATTTTTCTAATTTATCAAAAATTGGTGTTATATTTTCAAAGTCATCTCTGTTAGGATAATCAAATACTTCTGCAGCTAATTCTGCAATAGTAAAATCCTGAAATTTATCTCCTAAATAAATACTCGTATTTAGCATACCATCAGTATTTAAATTGAATTTTTCGTTTAATGATGCTAATAATTTTTCAGAAACATAAGGGGGGTTGTCAAAACTTACATTTCCTGCAGCATGGCTATCATCCAAAGATTGTAAAAAACCTACAGGGTCTGCAGAGTTTTTTAATAGTATTTCTAAATCTACAATACCGCTTTCGATAAAGCCTTCTTTAAAAACTTTTCTGAATTTTTTTGCATTCATTCCTCTGCGATAAAGCACATGTGAAGGTCCAAATAATTCTCCATTATTTGTAATATAAGCATTTGCTTGGTCAACAAAATCCTCCACATATTGTATTAATTTGTCTTTTATAAATTGTATACGAACAGCTTTATTATCTTCTACTCCACTTGCAAATTTGAAAGTGTCATAGTCTTGTATTTTTAATCTAGTTTTTCCAAAATCTTGTTCTAATATTTCTGAAAATTTATTAAAATCCTGCATATCAAAGTCATCAATTAAAGAAACTAATTTATTAATTTCAGTTACAGATAAAGAAGGTGCTATCTCATCAATACTATCTAACATAGTTTGTGCAATGTGTAAATTAGGGCGTACAGCTTCTGTTCCTGGAACAGCAGAATACATATTGCCAAATTCATATTGAGTTATTTCATTATTCAAAAAAGATACTAAGTTTACATAAGTGTCGTTATCTTGTACAAATATTTTTAAATCATTAATGGTCATATTAGGATTTGCTTTTGCAAACTCATCAAATTTGTCATATATTCTTCTTAACTGTAATCTTTCTATTTCTGTGTTAGTGCCAAATTTTACATTGCCTCCCGCTTCTATGTTACGAGCTAAAGGAATTCTAAACTCTCCACCACCAAAATTTACCAAAGGTTCTCTTTCAGGTAAATTTTTTATTTCAAGTTCTTCCATAACAGGGAGTAATATATTATTTGCAAACTCTAACACTTTATCATCACTACCATGTATTAAACCATCTATTAAAGGACCGGGGACTTCTTTACTATTATCTAAATACATGTTTAAAGTAGTTTTTAGATAATTAGATACATCTGTTAGTTTTAAAGGATTGTATTTTCTACCTGTTACAAAATCTTCTATTACATCATTAAATATATCAACATGTGACCTGTAAACTTCGCTATCGTTTTGTAATAAATCAAAAAAAATTTTTTTTCTAAATTCTTGTATAGATATTGCTTCACTAGGAAAACTTTGTAATACTTTATCTAAAAGGTCTGCATGAAGTTGTGTTAAAATTTTATTATTTTCAGCACTATAACCCATGCTTTATTCCTTATCTGCTGCTATTTGTTCATAAAATTTTTTATCTATTTGTTTTCTTACCTCTATAAATTCTTTTCGCATATCTTCAGGTAGATAACTATAGTCACCTACAGGTGGTTTAATTATCATTGTCACCTCTAAAATCTTGCAATCTTTTGATTATTTCTTGTAAAGGTACATTGTTTGTTTGTGTTTCTTGAAAAAACTGATTATCTCTGTCAATTAATTCTTGTGTTTCTGATTTGATTTTTTCAACAAATTTTGAAGGTCCTCGTGCAGCACTACCTATAAAGTCACCTGTACTAGCTAGACCCTCACCAACCATAGTCAATAATTTAAGCAGTTTATAATAGTTTCTTGCAGGTTGTTTAAACAACGAGGCATTAGCCATTGCCTGTGGGCTTCTTTCAAACCTTGTATTAGGTTGGTCTTGTACTACATTATCTTCTTCCATTAATTATCCTTTTCCGCACCACCATAAGTTATTTTACCCATTGCTGTTTCAAATAAATTGGTGGTGTATTTAATAGCTGCTAAATCTTGATTTCCTTCTATTTGTCTACTTTTTAATTTTTTGATTTCATCATTTAATATTTCTTCAGTAGATAATACAGGCGGTTGATAACCTGCTTCTTGTGTTAAAAATTCATAACTAGGCAATATAAGCGGTAATGGAGAACCATCTAAAAATCTACCATACTCACCTTTTTTTGCGCTTCTAGGGTCACGAAAGTTTGTGTTTAATATTAAATCTCTATCTGTAACTGTTGCGTTATCACTATCTCTTTGAGATTGCGCTGATTGTTGCATTGCTTTTATAACGACATTTGCAAAATTTACATAATCACTTTGGCTTAAAACAACACCATTTGCGGCTGCTGCACCATCTAGTAATGATTTAATTTGTGAAGTCGTAGGATTTGGCGTAGGTACACCATAGCCTTCTGACCTTAGTAGGTTAGTAAAATCTTCTCTCTCTTTAAAACTTGTTGTAACATTTGCCAAAGCAGTTGTCCACATTGGCACTCCATTTTGACTATCTTGAAACCATGTTCCACTATCTGTAGCTTCAACAAATATACCAACCATAAAGTTAGCTTCTCTTGGTGTCCACTGTCCATATTCATCTATTGATGGTGGCGACATACCTGCAGCTACCATTTGTTTTTGTAACTTAAATATCTCCGCTTCACTCATATCAACAAAATCTCTGTACTCATCACCTTTAATAAAAGGTGCAATTATAAATTCACTAGGTTTTTCAGGATTAACTATATAACCTTCTTGTGTAGTAGTTATACCCCACGCATTACCTGATGTAGAGTAACTATCTGCATTATTTTGTATTTGTTGTGCAGTGGCAAGTTCTGCTTGTTCTTCAACTTGCGTTACATATTCTGCTGCTGCTTTTTTTATTGTTGATACATTTGTACCATCAATAGTTGCCAAAAAATCTGCAAATGATGTCGGTTGTTTTGTATCTTCACCATATAAATTAATTGTTGTTATAGCGCTACCTTTATCTGTAAGTTCTTTGTCATAAGCAACAATTTCATTACCAACTTTTGTTTCTACATTTTCTGTAAAATATGTATCTATATCAGTAAATAAATCTTGTAATTCTTTTTCTAAATTTTCTTCTGATACTCCAAAACTTGTAATATCTCTATATCTATCTTCAAACTGTCTAGGTAATACTTGTAAAAATTCAGGTTTAGTCATTAATTGTTTTAATGAAAAGAAATCACTATCTTCTGAAGGTATATAGCCTTCTATTACCATACCTCTTGCACCTGCAGTTGCAGTAGGCTTACCAAAATTAAAAAAGAATACAGGCATATTAACCATGTTTTCTACATAGCTATATACGCTGTTAGAAGTAAGTCGTTTTACTTCTTTTTCAGAAACATCTTCTGTTTCTTCTACAACTTCTTCTTCTAATAACTCATCTATTTCATCATCCATTAATCACTCTCATTCTGACTATTTGTTGGGCTTATTTCATAAAATAAAACTTCATTAGCTAATTGTGGAAAGTTAGTGTCTTTACCTTTGACTATTAAATCATCCCAAATTGCTTTCATAATTACTCTTGCATCAATCGTTATTTGCGAAGTACCATTCAAGGTTCTTGCATTTTTCTGACTTCTTTTAGTAACTGATTTTGTTATACCAAACTCATCTACTTCATCATAAGTATAGTAAATTTTACCATCTCTGTTTTCAACTTCTATAGTCAAATCATTAAATGTAAATGTTCCCCCATTAAGTATCACATCTATTAACTCATCACGCTTATCTAAATACTCTTGTACATATTTGTTTTCAGGACTATTTTTTGTTTGTTCAAAATCATTCCATCTTCGTAACTCAAACATTAACTCTGTAGTTGTAACAGCATTAGGTTTACCTTGAAAGTTAAACATATCAATTTGATACTCATCATTTATTTGATTTTTTAAATCTGATATTTCTTTGTTTTGTTCTGTTTTGGTTTTACCATTATCTCGTATGTCTGCTTTACCTTTTTCGTATTCAAATATAGCTTGTGTATGTCGCATAAATGATGCAAACTCTCCTGTAGTTATATTCTGCGCTCTTGTTTCGTAGTAAGCAGGATAAAATAACTCATCTTCTATTTTGTCAGGATAAATGTAATATGCAGTATTAGGTAAATTGTTTTGTCTTAACAACTCTTTATTTTCATCTTTTTGCCACCATATAAAAGAATTTTCTTTAATAGGTTGTTTACCAACTCTATAACTTCCAGGTTGTTTTAGCGGTATAGGATTAACACCAAATTTAGTTATAAATTCTTGTTGAGTTGTAAAGTGGTCATAACCATTCTTAATTAACATTTCTTGATATTTATTGACTAATGTTTGTACACCCCACCATTGACCATCTTTATCTTCTACTTCTATTCTTGGTTGTACAGCAGTAGGCAATGCAAACTGTGCTGCTGCTCTAAAACCAAAAACTGCTCTAGCTTGTTCTGTAGCTCTTTCTACACCTTCTCTTACGCTTTGTGGGTCTGATTGGTCTATAATACCTGCAAGTACATAAGCTGTGTATAAATCCATAGCAGTAGAAGCAAATGTTCTTTGCATATCTTTGTCTGCAATGTTTTCTCCTGATAAAAACAATCTAAACTTTTTTAACCATGCAGGTATTGCAATGTCTTTAAGTTGTCCTGAACTTTCATACTCACCTAAAAAGAATTTACGAAATGCTTTTGTGCTACCAAACTTGTCTATAAAATATTTCATAGGCATTTGCACAGCAGGACCAAAACCAGGTGCAAAACCATTTTGTGCAACTAGGTTAAGACCTGCAGCAAATCCAGGTGCATCAACTCTTACGCCTTCATCTTGTAAATCTTCACCAAATACTGTTGTTTGATATGGTGATGTTACAATATCAGGCAACGCTTCTCTTAATCCTGACATCTCTGCAACTTTACCTAGACCTTTGAAAGCACCTAATGTTAATACATTAAAAGCATCTACATAATTAAACATTAACTTGCCTGTTCTTGCATCTTCTGATAGAAAACCATTTTCATCATTCCATGGAGTAGCACCTGTACCATTATCTACAGCTATTCTTGTAGCGTTAAATTTATGTGGATTGTCTGCAATCAATCCACCCCATGTTTTAAATACCTCTGCCCATATTTCAGGAAATGGTATGTATTTAGAAAACAAATCTGATGCTACATGTCGTTGTGATGTTGAGTAGAACAAATTCTTAACATCTTCCATTGCTTTATGTTTAAGTATTTTTTCTGCCTGTTCTAAGCTAGTTATGGTATTTTCTATCTTTGGTTGTTTAGATGCTTTAACTAAGTTATCCCACATATCTGTGCCTTCTATCCAAACTTTCGCACCTTTCATAAACTCTGCTGTTGTTGCATCATCCATATATCCCATTACTTCTACTGCAGTTGTATAGAAAGAACGCCTAAACAATGGGTCACGATTAAGGTAATTAGATGGTTTTGATATTAATGTGTTATATCCACTTTCTAGTAATCTATCATAACTTGCCATGCCTTCTGAAAAAGCTAAATCATCCATAGCACCTGCAGCTACAATTTTTTCTCCTGCAATTATTGTTCCATCTTCATTAATTCTATTTTTTAAATCAAATCTTCTTGGAATAGTTTGTGGACCTAAGTCTGCACCATCTACTTCTTTTGAAAAAAGTTTTATAAACTGTTTGTAAAATTCTTGATTAGATTTTCCTTTTACATTTCCTTTAAATAATATGTTTTTTTCTCTTTTTGTTCTTCTTGTTAATGTATTAATGTGGCTTTTCCAACGAACCCAATCTGTTCCATCCATAAAACCACCGCTTTTAATAAATTGAAATAATTTAGTATTAGCAGTAACAGACAAATCTACTTCAAATTTAGGATATACTTTTTGTTTATTTACCCAATACACTTGACTTGTGTCTGCAGGATTTAATTCATATCCTTCAATAGGATGTCGTATTTTAGCTGTAGGATTACCAACCGCAATACCTACTCTGTATTCTATACTTTCTAAATAACTTCTTAGTGCTGCATCATCAGTTAAAAATGATATATCATCTGCATTGTGACTTCTTTCTACAAATTCTTTAATTAAATTTTTACCTGTAGGATTAGTGCGTAAATACTCCATCATGTCATCAATTCCTAGATTTAACAACCTTACTGTTATAGGGTCAGATGCAAGAAGTTCTCCAATCTCTGTCCACAATCCTTCCCAATAAAGAGGATTAATTTTATCATTTGGTAATCTTTTATCTGTTCTAATAAACAAATTTTCTACTAAATCTTTTCTGCCTCCTATTAAACCCTCTGTAATTCTTTGTTCACCCATTGCGGCATTATATCCTTCATCAGCACTAAACAAACTACCATTAGGCAAACCTCTACCTGCACCTTTAACATCATCCATTGTTAGTGATAAAGCATTAAAATTGTTTTCATATAAAACTTCTAATACTTCTTTTGCTATAACACTGTCATAATTTATTGCAGCAGCACCACCTTTAAGTATCTCTCCATCTTTTGCTTTTTTTCTATAGAGGTTTATAAAACCATCAGATGTCATTACATTGCCATATCCTGCTTGTACAGCAGCTTGTCTGCCCGGTTGACCTACATAAATACTTTCTTGAAAAGCATTGATACCCATAAACACTGCGTTGTCTATAGCGTTCTCTCCACTTAATCCTACAGAAACATCTAACATTAAAATACCATCATCATCTATGTACGCACCTAAGACATGACCATCTTTGCTTAATAAACCTACAGTTTCATCTGTAAAAAATAAATTGTCTATTTGACTATCTACCCACTCTATTGGTGTCATGTTTACTTTAGCTGCTTTTTCTCGTACTTCAGCAGCAGTTCCTAAAGGAAACTCAAATTCTTTGTATGGAGAAACAAATACCTCTGCATCAGAAGGCACTCTTTTTTTCATGTCTAGGAATTTTGCTGCATCTAAATCAATGCTAAAACCTCCACCTTCTACTAACGCTTCACCCATAGATGCGTACTCTGTTTTATTATCAAAGCCAACTACTGTTCCTTTTGCTTTAGCGTTTATTTCTTTACTGCTTACAGACAATTTACTTTCCTGTACTGCTTCTCTAACAAATGTTTTAAGATTGACATTGTTAATTGCAGCATTAATCATGTAATCAGATACTTGACCTGTATAACTTGTTTCTAGCATATAAGATTTAACTAATTTTTCTATCTGTGGGTATTCAATAGCTAAAAAATTTTTAAGTGTTTTTTCATCTATCATTTCAGCTAATTTTTTGTAGTCATCAGGACCCATGTGACCTGTAAATACAATGTTACCTAAGTTGTTGCGTAATTGGAATATCTTATCTTCACGCTTTACATCACCAACAAAGTTTAAATATTTATTAGATACCATAGCTAATCTTTGTAGTGGATGTGACCACGCATTGACATATCCGCCAAATGCCGCTCTAGCTGCTTCTTCAGGTGCAATACGCATAAGTAGTGCTAATCTAAACATCCAAAAAGGTTTTAATATTTTATTCTGTGCTTCATCAAGTAGTGTATCTAACATTGTTTTTGGTTTTAATGTCAATCGATTTGATGAATAACCTCCAACAAATGCTTTTCTAGGTATTTTTAATCTATCTGCCCATTTCATGTCCGCAGCATTTTCATTAAATATATTTAAATTGTCAAACAATGTAGTAAGTCTTTTTTCTGCAGGACCAATTAATGTTTGATGCGCTCTTGTAGCTTGTATTACATCTCTTGGGTCTATAAGTTGTGCCATGTAAGATTTAGATGCTTGTGATAATAGGTGCATACTTGGCACTGCTTCAAATATATATTTTTCTACATCATCAGGATTAACTTCAACACCTGTAGCTTTAAAATGTTCCTCTACATCTTTAATTAATTTTTTGTATCTTTTTTTAATCTGTGTACCATTAAAAGCAATAGAACCACCTGCAGAGTTACCAAAGAAATCTCTTAATTCGTTCATTTGTGCGTTATAGCTTTCTTGTTGTTTAATTATATCTTCAACATCTACTTTTAAGTTAGGGTTGTAATCTGCAACATTTTTAGCTATTGCTTGGTTTATTTGATATGCAATTTCTTCTAAATCTTTTTGTGATGTAGCAGTCAAAACTAATCGAGAGTAATAACCTCTTTCTTTAGCACTAGAGAAAGATAATTTAAGCATATCATTAGCATTTCTTGATGCTGCTTCTAAATCATCTATAACCATTGTTGTTTCAGGTCTAAGTTGCATTGCTCTTTTTACATGTCGTGGAAAGAATTGACTTCTAGCTATTTGTGTGCCTGTGCCTAACAATCCTCTTGCAGGGTCATCTTTAGATAATAATAAACCTGCAAACTTTCTCATAGGTGCAACATCTGTACTTGCTCCTATCATAAGTTTGTTAGCATAATTAAATAGTTCACCCATAGCTGTAGGTCTTGCAGGAATGTTATTTAAACCAAAAGCAATGTTTTCTACACTTGCTTCTCTAACTCTGTCTAGGTTTGCAGCAACATCATCATTTACATATTTTTTAATTAAATTAAACATGTTGTCAAACTCTTTGCCTGTTAAATTACCATTTTTAGCAACTATGTCTAATATGTTCCATACATCATCAGCATCATCAACATGTAACAATACTTCTTTTACAGATGCAGGAACATTGTCAAATTCTTTAATGTCATCTAAAAATGCTCTACCTTCATCACCTTTTAATTTTGCAATAGCTTCACCAAACTTTTGACCCCAACCTGTGTTTCTTACATCATCTACTGTCCTTCCATAAAAAGCAGCACGATTAAATTTTCCTGTTTTACCAGGAGCAAAAGATTTAAAGAATGTAGCAGCATTTTTAGATTGTTTATTGGCTTGTACCATAGTTCTCATTGCTGTCTTTACACCTGCACCATACATCAACGCCAAGTTTGTTGGGTCACCTGCAAGTCTAAATACACCATCAATAACTCCTGATACAACATTAAATCCTGCAGAACCAGGTTCAAAAACTTGCACTGCTGCTATTCGACCTGGTGATATATTTACTTTTGTGCCATCTTTGGCTTCGTATTTAAAAGCATCTTCTCTTATGTCGTACAACTGTGTAACAGGAAGTCCATAAACTTCTATGGCTCTACTTAATGCTTCTTTTTCACTTCTACCTGCTCTACGCATATCTAAGTACACTTGTGTTTCTTTTGGGTCTAAAGATTTAGGCAAAAATCCTTTTCCTAAATTTAATGGTTTATTATCTCTAGTTTGTTCTAAAGCTAAACGAAACTCATTTTTTCCATATCTATCTCGTGTCTGTTTAAACACATCCCCTACACCACCGCCATATATGTTATTTAAGTATCTAGCTGTAGAACTACCTTCCTCACCTTCTACTTGTGGTCTAAATGTTTCATACAATCCTCCTAATGTTGCATTAGCTACAACTCCAGGTACAAACTTTCCTGTTTTTTGTGCTGCTACAACTGCAGACTTAAAACCCCTTGATATATTTTGAAATACAGCATCTAACCCTAAAAAACCCATTTGTACACCTCGTTTAAAAAAGTTCACATCTGTTACAAGGTCTTGTGTGTTTTTGTTTGCTATAATGGATGCTGCTCTATTTGCTACCTGCAAAGCAATTTCATCTTCTGCAGTAGTGCCACTTAATGCCATATAAGGCAAAATTTCTTTAGGAATTGTAGGATATGCTTTTGTAAGATTAGAAATATTTTGAACTAAATCAGGATTTGTTTCTTTAACACCTTTGTCAAAAGAACTTGCACGATTAAATGTTTCTTGTGCAGCCTGTCTTTTTAAATCATCTAAAGAATAACGCAAAGAATATCTACGCATTATCTTAACCTAGTTTGTGGCTTCTCCTGTACAGGCACAGCATTTTTTTGTTCTATCAACTCTAAAATTACAGGGTCATTAAATTTGCTAAATAATCCTTGTAAATAAGCATCTAAATCTGTTGCCATAGGACTTGTTCCTATTCTTCCTACGCCAGGTCCTTGTGATATTCCTGCTGTATTTGGCTCACTTTGAAACCTTGTAGGTTGCCCTAATGATATAGGACTAGCTGTTCTAGTTGCATTTTGCTGTACTTGTTCCCCTGCTACTGTAGGCAGTTCATAATTAAGAGCATCTTCTTGGTCGTTAATTATTTTAGATTGTCCTGTTGGGTCGCCTTTTTGTCTTGGTATGTATAAATCTTGAAAAGCAGGGTCAGGTTTGCCATCAGTAACTTGTTTTAATGCCTTTGGTTTTCTAACCATAATATCCCTCATCATTAAAGAAATCATCAAGCCCTCCTAAAAAATCTTTTAGTCTTTCGTTTTCTGCAGCATCTTCAATAGTAAAATCTACACGAATAAATACTTTAGGGTGTGGTGTAGGCATCCAATATTGCATAATTGGAGGTGTAAAACTATCATCTATTTTTGGTTCTACTTCTATATTGTCTAAATCCCAATCTTCTGAATTAATAATGTCATAAAACTTAACATTAGTTTCACGCATTTTGTCTGATGGTTCAGGCATTATTGTCCTCCCTGTTGTGCTACTTGTGATAACACTTGTGCTAATCCAGGTGGTGGTCCTTGAGGTACAGCACCTGCTTGTTGCGTTTGTGCATTTAGTAAAGCTAGTTCTTCTTCACTAGGTTCTTCACCTTCTGCAGTATAGTATTTATCTAATATTTCAGACATTCTTTGAGGATTTTTTCTTATCTCTATAGCAGCAATTAATGCCTTTTGGTCACCTTGTGCTGCTTGTGCCATAAGAGTTTCAAACAATACAGTTTCAGCTCTTTCTTTATTGACACGATTTTGTATTTTTGATATATTTTCTAACCCATCCATATTTTCTTGCAATGTCTGCTTGTCAATAATTCCCTGTTGATAAAGTTGTAAACCTGTAATTATTTTCTGTGGTTCATCAAAACCTGCCATAACACCATACACTCTGCGTGTTGTGTACACTTCAGATATATCAGAGTTAGGCGTGTAAGTTTCTTTGTAAGATGTTCCTTTATGAAATCCTGCAAGTGGTTTTCTTGTCGCTCCAAACATTGCTTCATCATACTCTAGTCTTTTCGCATCTAATTCTTCAAGAGCATCTCCTAATACAGTTTGATACTCTCTTACATGCAATGATGCAGATTGACCTAGTTCTTCTAATCCTCTTCCTGTAACAAAAGCATTAGGAGATTGTCCATCATCAGATACAGGATAAGCTGCACCTAGTCTAAGGTGTCTTTCTAACCTATCTACTTGTTGAAATAATTGATAAGGTAAATTGTTTACAGGTTTTGATACTTGTGAACCAGGTGTCAAATAGTTAACTGCAAATCTACCTTTACGATATTTACCGCTTTCTATTTCACCAACAATGTTTGTTTCTGTAAACACTGCATCTTCCATAGCAATAGTTCCTAGTATGTTAATTTTTGCCATGTTAGCCATAAGACCTGTAATATGTTGAAACTGTGATTGCATTTGGTCAAATGAATATCTTTTTGCAACAACAAAACATGGACCTGATTTTAATACATTAGGCATAAAGTCTATTATTTTTTTATTTTCAGGTAAAAATATATATGTTCCTTCGCCATCCCTATACTCAACAACTACTTTGCCATGTCCTGTTGAGTTAGCCCAACTACCTGCTCTATCTGAACTATCGTATAAAGCAGAGTATGGATTTTGAAAACCACTGTCGTTTTCTTCTTGAGCATAAATAAATTCTTTTGCTTCAGGATATTGTTCAGCCAATATAGTGTGTGGTACACGACTAATTATTGCTAATTCTTTTGGTTGTTGGTCATTGCCGAAAGTTCCAGGGTAACAAGTAAAAGGGTCACGAAGTTCTGCGTAAGGATATGGAGAACCATTTTTATCTCTTTTGTGTCCTATTGTCCACACAACAAAACCATATCCAGGAAGCCATCTACCAACTTGTGGTAATTGTTTGTTTAACTTTTGATATTTGTCATAACTTACGACTATACGCTCTAGTTTTTCAGATTTTTTTCTTGCTCTTTCACTGTCTTTTTCATTTATTATATCTACTTTGATGTCAGGACTTCTGCCTAATTTTTGTGCAAATCTTTCTAGTGCTGTCAAAAATAAATTAGGGGCAGGTAACTCGTGATATTCTACATTTACTTGATTGCCTAGCAATGCTTTGACTGCAGCTTCTCCACCATTCATAATGTCACGAATACGACTTCTATCAATCATTTGGTCTTTATTTATTACTCTAAGGTAATCTATTTGGTCGTACAATTTTTTGCTATCTAAAAGCATTTATCTCCAATTATCATAATCTATATTACTAGGATTATAGTCAGAAAAACTAGGATTGTAATCATATCCAAGTTCTGCAAAGCGTTCTTTTTGCATACGCCTAATTGCTCTCATTGGAAACCAACTAGCCATAACAATATCTGTTTTAGTTCCTACGCTTTTGCTTTTGTTTCTAGCAGAACTAAAATAAACCAACTGACTTGTATATAAGTTTATCTTTTCTTGTGCTTCAAATCCACTATAAGGTAAATTTATTAGTTTATCAGCAAACATTGGTCGCATAGCTGTCACACCAAACAATGGGTCAAACTTTTGATTTCGTGTTTCGTGTCCCTCTAAAAATACGCCATGTCTATTTGCAAAATCTTTTATAGATACATCTTGTCGTATAGCTTTTTGAAAACCATTTTCTTCTATAACCCAATGACTACAGTTGTACTCTGTCCACCATTTTTTAATTATTTGTAATGCTTGTGGTATTCCACCACCTAAATTGTTTTCTATATCTATTAAAAACAATGTGCCTGTTTCGGTATTGTAACCCCACAATACTGCAGCTTGATAACCTGTAGATGCAGGGTCAAGTCCTGCTATAAGTCTTACATTAATTGGTATGTCACCTATTGCTCTACTTTGGTCACGACACTGTTCTATTTCTTCACGCTCAAACAAAGCAAGTCCATCAGGCATAGCGACATTAAGATATACCATTTCGTATATTGCTCTACCACCTGTAGTTTCTGCTGCTCGTTTTCTGTCCATCAACCACTTATAAGTTCGCTTACCTGTCCACAACATACACTCTGTATGTGCTTTTTCATCCCAATCTGCAATGTTGCAAGATGTGTCGTGTGCTTCTTCAACCAATGTTTTCCAACTTTCGTTATCTAACAAATGAGAATACAAGTCATCATAATGTTGCCTAGAACCAATTACGATTATTGCTGTATGTTCTTCTTTACGACTTGATAGTGTTGTAGTCCACCAATTTCTAGTATTTTCTCTTGATGCAGGTTGCATAGTAGATGAATGGTCTTCTAGGTCATCACCAATAATAATGTCGCAATCTCTTGATAATATTTTACCACCACGACCAATACCTACCATAGTAGGTGATTTAATACCTGTAACTGTTCTAGTGCCAACAGTAAAACCATTTTGTGACCATGCTTTACCTGTACGACTTGTAGGTTTAAAAGTTTTTCCAGGAGGACATAGTTCTTCTATAAGTTTTTCGTTATTTTCTAATTGGTCAATTACAGAGCTTACTGCATTTTTAGCAATCTCTTCGTTACCGCCTACCCATAAAATACGAACATTAGGATTTTTTATAATTAACCACACAGCAAAATGTATAAGCAAATCTGTTTTACCATGTCTAGGTGGTGACAGTATCATTTGTTGGTCGCCATGTTCTATAGCTTCTAAAATAGATTTTATCCACCTAATGTGAAATTCAGGTGTTTCGTAAGGTTCTCCTGTTTCTGTTAAAAAATATCTATCTCTAAATTGTTTGAAATTATTTAGTGACTTTTCTGCTTTTGCAGGTATGGTCCAATTTTCTGCTTTTGCTTTTGTTTCCATATCCTCTACCCAAGCAGCGTAAGCATAACTTAGTGCGGCTTTTGTACAACCTAGTAGAGCAGCAGCATCTTGTTTTAGCATGTCACCTTTTAAAATTAAAGGTCCTAGATTTTTTTCTATTAACTGTTCGTAAACTTTGCCTCTGCGTTTTTGTACATTGCCCTCTGCTACAGGTTTACCATCATGGTCAATTTCATATACAGCACCTTTTTTCTTAGCATGATATACAGCGTTATGATAACTTTTAGAACATTTAGAAGAACAAAATTTTTTCTTTGGTGGTCGTAAAATATTATGACAACCTTTTGCGAAACAGAGTTTAGTTTTTGTCATAATTTTTACATTTCTTATTTTTACATTTTAATTTAAGCTTGACCACCTGTAAGTATTCCTGACAAACAGGACAGGTTATCTTCAATTATTTTTTTATTTTTTTAATTTTGCCATTTTTAGTTCTAGCAAATTTATGAGTTTTGGTTTCTCTTATAAGAGTACCATAATGTCTTTTACCACCCCACATCCAACTAACTTGTCTAGCCATCAATTATCTCCTGCGTTTTTTCTTAACAGCTCTTGATTTCTGCACAGCTTTTAAATCTATGTATTTACCTTCTTTATAAGCTTTTGCAGTCGCCTTAATCTCACGAGCAACAGAAGCCTTTGAATTTTTTTTATTCTGTAAGTATTTAGAAGGTACTCCTTTTTCATATTTTACTTTTCTTTTTGGCATTATTTCTTTTTTCTTTTAATGTCATTATCTTGTGAATGTCCACCTCTTATAAAACTATTTACTCTACCCATAGCCCAAGCTGCCATACTAGCTGATTTACTACCACTAGATAAATATGCACCTTGTCCACGCCTATATACTTGTGCTAATTGCCCATAGGTATATTTGCTTTTTGCGGCTTTTGCTTGTAAAGCCTTTTTGGTTTTTGCATTAATAGGTTTTCTTGCAGGTTTTTTTGCCATTTTATCTCCTTTACCACATCTTGCAAGACCAATATCTTGCAGATGTTTTATCTGTTGCTGTATCACATTTATGTCTTGCTCTAAATGATTTTCTAGCTTCAGGGTTATCTTTTCGTATTTCCATGTTAGGGTCACCAAACATAACCTTTTTTACTTTCTTACCATCCTTAACATAAACCTTAAATTTTTTTCTACCATGACCAGGTTCACCTTTAGTAATCCTAGAAGGTTTATTAAGCGTAACTGTTTTTCCTTGGTAGGTTGCCATTACTTGCCAACTTTTTTTTGTGCATTTTTATGTGCTTTTGTAAAACTAGCACCTCTACGCATAGAGTTGTACATATATTGAATATGTTTTTTACTATGATGCTTAGAATGTTTTTTCATGGTTTCTTGTTGTCTTTTAGTCAACTTAGAAACATCTACACCTTTTACCTTCATTATTGTTTTTTTCTTCTTTTGTTATCTCTGAGTTTTTTAAAATCTTCACCTGTAATTTTATCAAAAGGTTTTGCTAGTTTAGCAATTTTTTTTTGTTTAGGTGATAACATTAGTAACCCATTCTTTTACTCTTGCGTTTGCTAGAGTATCTTTTCTTTTTGCCTTTTTTGCTCATTGGCATTTTTATCTCCCATAGTTGCTTCTTATTACTATAACACAAAACTCCACCGAAGTGGAGTTCTGTTCGTACAGCATGTCCAATACTGTTTGCGAGTAGGTAAGCAGTTGTTTTGCCATCACTTTGGGCAGGTCGTGCAACCCTTTTCCTTAGCCTCTGTAGGTCCTCGCACCTACGCTACTCTATGAAAGAAAAAGAAATAAACTTACTCAATCACATAATCACAAATGCTATATGATGAAAAGCATACTTTCTTTTCTA